TCAGTAGCTAATGATCCCGAATGTAAATTAGTTGTTGAACAGATAGCCAAAAGATGGAATTCGTTATGTACTTATTCCAAGAACGAGGTAGACATGTCTGTTACGGCAACACTTTTAGGTAGGATACTACGAAGACTAGAATTGGGTCGTGGTTCGCATAATAAAGAAATTCCTTGGTGGCTTTTTGAGGTATCTGAAGATAGGGTTGGTAGTTTTCTTAAGGGTTACTTTAGTGGTGACGGTACTGCTGGAGCTTGTGTAGAATGTGGCAGCGTTAGTAAGAAATTAGTTTATGGAACGTTTTCTCTACTTACTAAATTAGGGATTGATCCTGTGGTATCACGAATGCAAACGATTAATATCGGTGGTGGAAATAATCTTAAAATTTTTAAAGAAAAGATCGGATTTTTGCAAAAGTATAAAAATGATAACGTAGATAAAGCTATTAATAAAATTTCAAAAATTAGAGGAATAAGAGAAAGCAAGAATGAAAATGAAATTTATTTGAAATGTAAAAAGATCGAAAACCTTGGTATTATTTCTGGCCCCGTATATGATTTAGAAGTTCCAGAAGGACAGCGATTTGTGGCTAATGGATTATTAGTTCATAATAGTACCTCCTGGATTAAGTATGGAGCTATGATTGGTTCCGTTTTAATTCCGCCTAGAGTAAACGGAGAATTTAATTTTCTAGGTAATCCAAGAGTTGTAATAATGGAAGTTCGCTCAGAGAAAAAAATAGAAGAAATTAAAAAACAAGCGTTTAAAAAAGTGGGATTAAAAAGTTTACGTTTCCAACATATGAATGATATCGAAAAAGCTGAGATATATGAATATTTTTCTATGTATGGTTATGACGAAACTGTTGTACAACGAATATGTGACGATAGAGATTTTAGAACTTTTGTTAATATGTTGTATTTTAGAAACGTCGAAGATCATCTTCCTGCTTGGCCTTGGCCTTGGAAAATAAAAACGCAAAGGAGTCTTTTATGACAGTTGATGTTGGTTCGCCAAAAAATAATGTATTAGAACTTCAGCGGCTTAGTAGCTTGTTTCAAGTAACTAATAGAGGTAAGTTAATTCCTGATTATTCACTAATATATTGTATGCAGGACTTTAGTTTTATATTTGACGGATGTACGATAGCGTTTATGACAACAAGTTTTGAAAAAGATTTTGTAGTTAACGCAGACGTTCTTGCTAAAACTTTACAGTATAAGTTTACGGACAAAGCTCATTTGACTATAGATGAAAACAGTTTAACTATCAAAGATAAAAAGTTCAAGGCTGTAGTGGACATAAAGGAAACAACGCTTATCGCAAGTCTTATAGATAAATTCGATAAACTATTTAGTGCAGAATCACCGGACTTGCCTGTTTCAAATGATATTTTTTCGCTAACGCATTTGGGAATATCAGTACCTGTTAATGACGAAATATCAGGAGTTTATAACGATAAGGTTATTATTTACAAAGATAAATTAGTAACAACCAATAAGTATTGCATTTCTATTGATGATAATTTAAAGATGCTGGGAACGATAGAGACCGATAATTTAATTCTTTTTCCATTTAGTTCGTTGGTAATGTTAGCTGATATGAAAAAAGCTATTCCGGATATATCTTCTGTTACCGCAACGATTTATAATAATACTATTTTATTTAAACTTTTTTGTGAAAAGGATTTTGTTGGCGGCATCATTACTGAATTCGAAAGTAAATCGATAGATTGTGAGATAGGATTTGATTGCGCCAGAATTATTTCCTATATTGAAATGTTATCCGATGCGGGCGCTAAAGTAAGATTTTCTATTACAGATGATTTTATAACTAGTATGAGTTATATTAGAGGAATACATGAATCAATAGCTTCATTAGCAAAAAGTATTTCAAAAGCTGTTGTGATGAATGCAAAGGATAATCAACTTGTTATTTCAGTTGAGGGAGAAAATAAAGAAGGCGTTGAGTTATCTTTATCAGAAGACCTTAACGAGGAATTTAAATTTGAAATGAATTTGGATTTATTTAGTAGTGCACTTCCACATATTAAAATATGGAATACAGTCACTGTTGATATAAATAATAAATTATTATTTTTTCATGTAAGTGATACGGTATATCCTGTATGTTTTTTTGCTGTTAATTAATTCAAAATCCATTTAAGGGGTATTCTATTGGTATGAAAATATACTTTGCAGATTCTGGAAACAGAACTCTTCAGGAGATAGTAGTTGATTATTTTAAAACTCACCCAACCGTTGGACAGTTTAATTGTTTACGATCATATTATTTTTTAGGTAATGGAGGAGTATTGGAAAAGTTACTGTCGGAATTATCTAATAAAGAAGTAACATTTGATTTATTGAAATCAAAAAGGTCTAGGAAGCCTTCTGGTTCTTCCTGTGGCCGAAGAAAGAAATCTTCTGGAACTTCAACGGGTTCTTCTCTTGAAACAGTTACTAAATCAGTTGAAGTAGTTTGTGGTCCTACGTGTGAGTTGTATGGTACTTGTACCACACCACAAATGGAACCTGTTGGAGAAGGCAGAAAAAATATTATGATTGTAGGTGAGATGCCGAGCGTTACTTCGGATAGACGAGGCGTCCCGCTCGTAGGAAGAGGAGGAATGTTATTAAGAACCATTCTATCAGAACTAGGTTATAGCTTAGATAGGGATTTTATTAGAACTTACGTTGTTCAATGCCGTCCACCAGAAAATAAATTTCCTTCTAACAAAGTTGTTAATGCCTGTTTTGGAAGATTGAAACAACAGATTGAAAAGTTTAAACCTAAGTTAGTCATTTTTATGGGTGGAAAAACTGTAAGGGCTTTGTATAATGTTCATTTTAATCTTTCTATAACAAAGCTCCGAGGTTATATTTTATACAATAGGGAATTAAATACGCACGTAGGATTTTGTAATTCACCCGTTTTTGTTTTAAAAGGAAAAAAGACAGAAGAAAATTTATTTAGAGCTGATTTACAAACCTTGTTAACTAAACCATTAATAGATCCTATTTCCGTTTCGTTGGATAAAGGCAATTTATTAATGACTGATGTAGATGAGATAGAAGAATTTATAAATATAATTTTAGATGATAATATTCCTGTAGCATTTGACTTTGAATGTAATACAAAATATATATTTTTTGCTGGTTATAAAGCCGTTACTATATCCTTTGCTACTACACCAGAGTTTGGCGTTTGTATTCCTATTGATTATCCTTTATTTTGGAAAACAGAAGAAGATCGGATGCGGATAAATAATATACTTATTAAATTTTTTATTAGCAACGTTCCCAAAGTAATACAGAATGTTTCTTTCGAAAAGAATTCTGTTCGAAAATTGTTTAATGTAGATGTAAATAATATCATAAAAGATACAATGGTAGTTTCTCATATAATTCATAATAGGTCAGGAACAGCTGGATTAGATTTTCAAGTGCTTAGAGATTTTGGTTATTCTTATGGAGAAGAAGTGGATAAGTCTAATATGGAAGGGGTACCATTAGAAATAATTGCTCCATACAATTGTTGTGATTCTAGATTTACAATAGCAGAACATCAATTGCATACGGATTATAGTAAAAAGGCTTATGAATTATTTCATAGAGGAGTTATAGCATTATCAGAAATTACGTATGCTGGAATAAAAATCGATCAAAAAACCTTAGGAGATTTGGATGCGGTTGTCACTACTAGAGTTGATGAAATGGAAAAGCATTTACAAGCTGTTGCACCTGATGTTAATGTAAATTCTGTAGATCAACTTAGAACATTATTTTTTACAGATTGGGGACTTAAGTCTATAAAAAATACTAAGACCAGTAAGAAGGAAGCAGTAGACGTAGAGGTGCTTGGTAAATTATTATATCAATTAAATGAACAGGACCCTAAGTATAAATTTATTTCTAATATTGTTACTTTGCGTGGCTATAAGAAATTAAAATCAACTTACATAGATAATATGTATTCCTGGATAGATGGAGATAGTTTGATTCATCCTTCTTTTTTATTGCACACAGTTGATACATATAGGTCTTCCAGTGCTAATCCCAATTTTCAAAATATTCCAAAAAAAGCAAAGGTAGCTATACCATCTGCAGAAGTTAGAAAAATATTTGTTCCTAAAAATGATTTGTTTATTGAAGTTGATTATAAAGCAGCAGAAGTAAGAGTAATTGCTATGTACAGTAACGACCCTACATTGATTGATTATATTCAAAAGGATTATGATTTTCATAAGTATTGGGCGAGTAAAATTTATGATAAACCCGAGATAGAAGTTACTGAAGACGAAAGAGGAATCTCCAAAAATAAATTAGTGTTTCCCTTATTTTATGGTTCAGCAAACAGAAGTGTTATTGAATCCATTAAAGTTTCCGAACGGAAAGGAAATATTCTTATAAAGGAATTTTGGAAGGATTTTGCTGTCGTTAAACAGTGGCAAGAAAGTTATATTGATTTTTTTAATAAGAATAATTATGTTGAAACGTATTTCGGATTTAGGAGACAGCCTCCTTTGCGGTATAATCAAATTGTTAATTTTCCAATTCAGGCAACCGCTTTTCATTTATTATTAGATAGCCTGGTTGATATTCATAATGAACTTAAACAAAAGAAATTTAAGTCTCATATCGTTGCTCAGGTTCATGATAGTATACTTATTGATGTTTCAGAAAATGAAATAGAAAATGTTTTGGAAATTTGTAAAACTTTAATGTGTAGAATTAAGTATGATTGGCAATGCGTCTCAATGGATATCGATGCGGAGTGGGGGTATAATTGGTATGACATGGAAAAGCTCGGATAGGGAGAAGAAAATATGTCTTATAACAATATAGTATTTGTGGGAGGACAATACATACCCATTTTAGCCATAACTCGGGTATCAGAGATTATCGGAGCTTCTACAACCTCTTCGTCCGGATTTTTTGTTAATCTGAAAGACGGTACACAATTTATTGTGTCAAATAACGATTATAAGGATACTAACGCTCTCCATTTGAAAATATTGAATGCGATAGAAAAGTATTACGACAAATTTGTATAAGGAAGTGTAACGTATGTTATACCAGGAAATTAGACCTATTGATTTTGATGAAATGTATGGAAACAAAGCAGTAATTTCTTCTTTAAACAGTATGTTGAAGTCTGGCAGTATTCCTAGTTCGTTTTTATTCTTTGGTCCTTCGGGTTGTGGTAAAACGACATTGGCTAGAATAGTAGCAAAAAAACTTGGAGCAACAGAAAATGGTATTATAGATTTTAATTCTGCAAATACTAGGGGTATTGATACTATTAGGGAAGTATCTGATAAAATAAAGTTAAGTACTATTTTAACTAATGTTCGAGTTTTTATTTTTGATGAATGTCATAAATTAACGAATGATGCACAAAATGCATTTTTAAAAATATTGGAAGATACTCCTGCACAAGTTTATTTTATTTTGTGTTCCACTGAACCTGATAATTTAATAAAGACTATTAGAACTAGATGTGCTTCTTTTGAAGTTAAGGCCCTTCGCCCTCCAGAAATGAAACAATTACTAACGGATACATATAGTATTTTATTTGAAAATAAGGTTATGGATGAAAAGTTGTTAAATGAAATAGTTAAGTGTTCTGAGGGAAGTTCCAGAAAGGCATTAATGTCCTTAGAAAAGGTAATGAATATGCCTGATATTGAAGAAGCAATTATTTTAGTAGCTTCCGATATGATAGATTCCTCAGAAGAAGTAATAGCTTTGTGTAGAGAAATTGCCAAACCATTTAAAAGTGCTGGCGATGATAGTGCTGCTGTAAATAAATGGACTGGTATTGTTAAGTTATATTCAAAACTAAAAGAGAAGGACCCCGAAAAACTTCGTAGGGCTATTTTAGGATATTTTAAAACTGCATTGTTAAAAGCAAAGAATACAGATGATATGCAATACTTTTATGATATATTGTCTTTGTTTAATAATCCTACTTATAATTCTGGGGAACCTGATATGATAAGAAGATTATTTGCAACATTACTTTTAAACTTACCTGCGTGACCTTTATAATTTTATATAAAGGAGAAAATAATGATAGAAACATTACTTAGTAGCATAGGGATTCTTGCAATAATAATTCTTGGTGGAGCACTTGTATTATTAGTAGTGTATATATTATCTAAAGTCGGAGCAATTGCAGTTTTTGAAGTGAAAAAATTTTACGATGCTAAGGAGGATATTAATAATGGTGATGTCGAGAAGAACAAACACAGAAGCGAGTAGCGCACCTGTAAGCGGAAGGTTAGGTGCAATTAAAGATGTTGAGAAGAAGAGGCAAGGTGGTTATTTTGCTAGAAAAGGTTATATTGATCAGAATAGGGTAGAAGCTTTAGGTTATAAAGTATACCGGGCAAAACCGAATGATAATTTTCTGATGATTATTCCACCCCAAGATCCTAATGTATATTTTGGAAAGGAAGTATTCGTCCATTTTAACATTGGTCCAAATGAAAGCGCTTTTCTATGTCCTAAGGCAATGCAAATTGGAAATAAAGTCTGTCCAATTTGTGAGGAAAGGGCAAGATTATCTCAAGAGGGTAACGCAAGCGATGAAGTTTTAAAATCGTTAAATCCTTATCCCCCCAGGGTACTTTATTTTGTAGTTGACGTAACAAGCGACGAAACTACCGCACAGGGTATACAAGTATTTGATGCTCCTGTTACAATAGACAATGGTATTTTAGCGTTGAGCAAAGATAAACGGACAGGAGAACATATTGATATCAGTCACCCTACCGAGGGGAAGAATTTGATATTTACAAGAAAGGGTAAAGATCGTCATACCACAAAATATACTGGTTTTGAATTGGAAGACAGGGAACCTATTCCTCAGGATTTATTAGATTCAGTTCCTAATTTTGATGATGTAATTTCTTTTTATACCTATGAAGAAATTGCAGCTGAGTTTATTGGGGAGGAAGCACCTGCTCCCGTTGCTCCCGTGGCACCTGCTCC